CGCGCCGGCGGTGGCGCAGGTCGACCTCGCCGCCGCCACCCGCCACCTGGCCCGCACGCTCGCCGCGCCGGCCGGCATCCTGACCCCCGCCGAGGAGTGACAGCCGCATGGCTGAGAATCTGCTGGACCCCGCGCCGGACCATGCTGACCGCCCCGAGGACATCCCCGAGAAGTTCTGGGATGCGGAGAAGCAGAGCCTGCGCGTCGACGCCCTGCTGAAATCCTACCGCGAGCTGGAGCGCCGCCTCTCCCAGCGCTTCGCGCCCCCCTCGGACGACGCGCCGGAGGAGGAGCGCGCGCGCTTCCGCCGCGCCCTCGGCGTGCCCGACGCGCCCGAGGACTACACGGTCGAGCCGAAGCACGAGATGTGCGGCCCCGACCCCGAGGTGAACCGGCGGCTGCACGCGGCGGGCTTCACCTGCGCCCAGGTGCAGCTGGTCTACGACCTGGCGGCCGAGCGGCTGCTGCCGCTGATCGCCGAGGCGGCGGCGGATTACGAGGCGCAGAAGCAGCGCGCCCGGCTGGAGCAGGAATTCGGCGGCGCCGAGGGCTACCAGCGCATCGCGCCGCAGATCGCCGCCTGGGGCCGCGCCAACCTGGCCAAGCCGGTGTTCGAGGCGCTGTCGACCACCGCCGAGGGCGTGCTGGCCCTGCACCGCATGATGGGCAAGGCCGAGCCGAACCTCGCCGGCCGCGCCGAGGCGCCGGAGGCGATCGACGAGCAGGCGCTGCGCCGCATGATGCGCGACCCGCGCTACTGGCGCTCGCGCGAGCCGGAATACGTCAAGCGCGTCACCGACGGCTTCCGCCGCCTGTTCAGCCCCGGCCAGGGCTGACCCCGGCCCGGCTGTCCTGATCGCGGCCCCGCGCCTCCCCGGAGGCGCGGGGCCGTTGCCGTTTCGCGCCGTGGCGCAACCCCCTGGCGGGTGCCGCGGCGGCCGGCGGCGCGGCCCGCCCTGGGGAACCGCGCGCGCCCGGCATTCCACCCCTTCTCCCGACCCTCCCTGAAGGAACACGGCATGTCCGCTTCCATCGACCAGGTCTTCGTCAAGCAGTTCGAATCCGAGGTGCACGAGGCCTATCAGCGCCAGGGCTCCAAGCTGCGCCCGACCGTGCGCAGCAAGACCGGCGTGCGCGGCGCCTCCACCAACTTCCCGATCGTGGGCCACGGCACCGCGGCGGCGAAGGCGCGCAACGGCGCGGTGCCGGTGATGAACCTCGCCCACTCCAACGTCGAATGCTTCCTGCAGGACTACTACGCCGGCGAGTGGATCGACCGCCTCGACGAGCTGAAGGTCAATATTGACGAGCGCCAGGTGGTGGCCAGCGCCGGCGCCTACGCGCTCGGCCGCAAGACCGACGAGCTGATCATCGCCGCCCTCGACACCGCCACCGAGGAAGCCACCGGCACCGCCGCCGGCACCACCGACAGCGACGGGCTGACCAAGGCCAAGGTGCTGCTGGCCTTCGAGATGCTGGGCGCCGCCGACGTGCCGGACGACGGCAACCGCTTCGCCATCGTCGGCTGGAAGCAGTGGAGCAACCTGCTGCAGATCGAGGAATTCGCCAACACCCAGTACATCGGCGACGACGACCTGCCCTGGAAGGGCACCCAGGCGAAGCGCTGGCTCGGCGCCACCTGGATGCCGCATTCCGGCCTGACCCGCAGCGGCGCCACCCGCTTCTGCTACTTCTACCACAAGACCGCCATCGGCCACGCCGTCGCCCAGGACGTCACCACCGATGTCACCTGGCACGGCGACCGCGCCGCCTACTTCGTCAACAACATGATGAGCCAGGGCGCCGTCCTGATCGACCCCGCCGGCGTCGTCCGCATGCGCTGCGCCGAATGATTCTTTCGGCTGCCGGTCAGGGCCGGAACGAGAGGCGCTGCACTCGGGCCATCCGCTCCGGCCCAGGGGCGCAGGGCCGCGCGCGGCACTGACCAGGGCGCCGGGCGGCAACACCGCCCGGCGCCCATGGCGCGCCGGCAGAAGGCAGCGCCCCGCCGCAGCAACGCGTCCCGCCTCGCCGCGAGACTGCGGCAGCCTGAAAGAAAAACGGCAGCATGAAAGAAAGGGAAAGACGATGGCATTGTCGGCGCTTGTGCTGTGCTCGCGCGCGCTGCTGAAGATCGGCGCGCAGCCCGTCGCCTCGCTCGAGGAAGGCACCGCGGAGGCGGAGGTGGCGGCCAATCTCTACCCGGCGGTGCGCGACGCGCTGCTCTCCGCCCATCCCTGGAGCTTCGCGACGGGGCAGGCCGAGCTGCCGCGGCTGCTCGCCGTGCCGCATGCCGACTACGCCTTCGCCTACCAGCTGCCGGCGGATTTCCTGCGGGTGCTGTCGGCGGGCGGCGAGCGGCGTGGGCGCGGGCTGCTCTACCGCATCCATGAGAACCGGCTGCACACGGATTCGCCGCGCGTCGTGCTGACCTACCTGTTCCGCCCGGCGGAAAGCGCGCTGCCGCCCTTCTTCGCCTCCGCTTTGGTGGCGCGGCTGGCGGCGGAGTTCTGCGTGCCGCTGACCGAGAGCACCAGCCGCGCCGAGATGCTGCACCGCCTGGCCGAGGCCGAGCTGCGCCATGCGCGCCTCGTCGACAGCCAGCAGGACACGGTGCGCGCGGTCGAGGATTTCCCGCTGATCGACGCGAGGGGTTGAGACATGGCCGCCGGCCGCAGCACCAAGACCAGCTTCACCGCGGGCGAACTCGGCGACCAGCTGCTGGGCCGGGGGGACCTGCGCGCCTATGAGAATGGCGCGCGGCGCCTGCGCAACGTCTTCATCCAGCCGACCGGCGGGCTGACCCGCCGCCCCGGCCTGCGCCATGTGGCCGAGCTGCCCGGGCCCGCGCGGCTGATCGCCTTCGAGTTCAACACCGAGCAGACCTATCTGGTCGTGCTGACGCACCAGGGCTTGCGCGTCTTCCTGGGCGACGTCCAGGTGGCGAGCCTGGCCGGGCCGTGGACCGCCGCGATGCTCGACGCCATCGCCTGGACGCAGAGCGCCGACACGCTGCTGCTGCTGCACCCCGACATGGTGCCGCAGCGCGTGACGCGCAGCAGCAACACCAGCTGGAGCATCGCGCCCTGGAGCTTCGTGCGTGAGCCTTTCTATCGGTTTGCCTCCCCCGGCGTGACACTGGCGCCGAGCGCGACGAGCGGCAGCGTGACGCTGACGGCCAGCGCGGCGGCGTTCCAGCCCGGCCATGCCGGGGTGCGCTTCCGCCTCGGCGGCAAGCGCGTGCTGGTCACCGCGGTCGCCTCCGCCACCAGCGCGACGGCGAGCGTGGAAGAAACCCTCCCCGGCACCGCCGCCAGCGCCGATTGGGACGAGGCCGCCTTCAGCGCCGTGCGCGGCTGGCCGGTCACCGCCTGCTTCCACCAGGACCGTCTGGTGCTGGGCGGCTCGCGCGACCTGCCGAACCGGCTCTGGCTGTCGCGCTCGGGCGATCTGTTCAATTTCGACCTGGGCAGCGGCCTCGACGACCAGGCGATCGAGTTCGGCCTGCTGTCGGATCAGGTGAACGCCATCCGCGCCGTCTTCTCGGGGCGGCATCTGCAGGTCTTCACCTCGGGCGCCGAATGGATGGTCACCGGCGAGCCGATGACGCCCGCCTCGATCCAGCTGCACCGGCAGACGCGCATCGGCTCGCCGGTGGCGCGCATCATCCCGCCGGTGGATGTCGATGGCAGCACCATCTTCGTCGCCCGCTCCGGCCAGGCGGTGCATGAATACGCCTATACCGATGTGCAGCAGGCCTATCAGGCGAACGACCTGGCGCTGGTGGCGCGGCACCTGGTGCAGACGCCCGTCTCCATGGCCTATGACCAGACGCGCCGCCTGCTGCATGTGGCGATGCAAGGCGGCTGGCTGGCGACGCTGACCCTCTACCGCGCCGAGCAGGTCACCGCCTGGACACGGCAGGACACCGATGGCGCCTTCCGCGCCCTGGCCGAGATCGACGGCACCGTCTGGTGCGCCGTCGAGCGCGCCGGCGCCATGCGGCTGGAGCGGTTCGACGACGCGCTCGCCGTCGATGCCGGCCTCACCGGCAGCAGCGCCGCGCCGCAGGACCAGTGGAGCGGCCTCGGCCATCTGGAGGGCCGCAGCGTGCAGGTGGTGGCGGATGGCGCGCCACGCGGCCTGGCCGATGTCGCGGCGGGCGCCGTGACCATCGACCCGCCGGCCAGTTCGGTGCAGGTCGGGCTCGGCTACAGCCACCTGATCGAGCCGCTGCCGCCGCTGCTGCTCTGGCCGGGCGGGGCGCGCGCGGCGCCGGTGCGGCTGGTGGCGGCCACCTTCCGGCTGCTGCACACCGCCGCGCTCAGTGTCGATCTTGGCCGCGGCGCGCGGCCGGTGCCGTTCCGCCGGCTCGACACCGCGCTGCTGGACGCGGCGCCGCCGGTCTTCACCGGCGATGTCACGCTGCGCGGCCTGGGCTGGCGGCGCGACACGCTGCTGCCGCTCTGGCGCATCGAGGGCGACACGCCGCTGCCGCTCACCCTGCTTTCCGTCACCACCGAGACGAGGATGACCGATTGATGGCCCAGCTCGCTCCCATCGCCACGCTGATCGGCACCGGGGCCTCGCTCTACGGCACGGTGCGGCAGGGCCAGGCGCAGGCCGCGCAGAGCCGCGCCCAGGCGGCGCAGGAGGCGGCGAACCTCGCCGCGCGGCAGCAGCAGATCACCGCGCAGCAGGAGGCGGATGCGCGCGAGCGCGCCGACCGGCTGGAGCGCACGCTGGCCTC